TGCAGGTACTGGGACAAGGCCGCCACCGCTGGAGGGGGCGATTGGACCACGGGCGTGCTCATAGCATCGGAGGACGGGCGCTACTGCGTGGAGGACGTCGTCCACGTGCAGTACGGCCCGAAGGAGGTCCAGGACGTCATCAGGCGCACGGCGGAGCAGGATGGGAAGAATGTCAGGATCAGGATGGAGCAGGAGCCGGGATCCTCGGGCGTGGAGGTCATCGACCTGTACGCGCGGAGGATCCTCTCGGGCTACGACTTCCGCCCGGACAAGGTCACGGGCTCCAAGGAGCTGAGGGCGGGACCGCTGGCCGCCGCATTGGAGTGCGGGAACGTCAGCCTCCTCAGAGGCCAATGGAACCGCGAGTACATCCAGGAGTTCTGCGAGTTCCCCCTGGGGGCCCACGACGACCAGGTGGACGCCACGAGCGGCGCCTTCGCCGAGCTCCAGACGGCGGGACCCTCGCGCATCGACTTTTTCTGATTATAGTCCATCCGCGCGCCCCTCTACTGCTCCATGGTCTCAATAACCGATTTCTTCAGTGCGCGCAAGGGGGAGGACGGCAAGCCCGAGGATGTCGGCATGGCCGTCCTCACCCTCGGAGGCGACGGCAGGGACTGGACGAACAGGGACACGCAGTACTCCCAGGGCTACATGATGAACCCCTACGTCCGCCAGGCCTGCGACCTCTACGGCGTCAGGCTGTCCTCCGTCGACCACATCGCGTACGACCAGGACCACAACGACATCACCGACTCCGACCACCCCTTCATCCAGCTCATGGACAACCCCCGCCCGGGCATGACCCGCCACGACTTCCTCCAGCAGATCGGCATCTACCTGGGCATCTACGGCGAGGCCTTCGTCTTCCCCCACAGGAGGGCTACCGGCTACGATGCGCTCTACCTGATCGACCCCAGGCTCATGACCGAGCAGACCGACGGCATGGACCTGGCGGAGCCCGTCCGCATGTGGCGGTGCTCCAAGTACATCGACGGCCAGAGCACATTCCTCCCCGAGGAGATCATCCACATCAGGCTCCCGGACCCCGACATGGGGAACGTCAGGGGCCTCTCCAAGATGGCCTCCTGCGGGAAGTCCGTCGAGATGATGAACGCCATCAAGGATTGGAACATCGCCACTACCAACAACGGCGCCAAGCCCTCGATGGCCGTGAAGGTCCAGCACAGGCTGACCAGGGAGGACAGGGCCAACCTCAAGGAGGACCTCAGGCGCGGCTACCAGGGCGCGAAGAACGCCGGGAACGGGATGGTCCTCGACGACGGCATGGACGTGTCCGTCCTGGGCATGACCGCCGTGGAGATGGACTACGTCAAGGGCCTGATCAACTCCGCCAAGGAGATCGCCATATCCTACGGCATCCCCCCGGAGATGATGGGGGACAGCGCGAACAAGACCTATTCCAACGCCCAGGAGGCATCCAGGCAGATAGTGGTCAACACCATCCGCCCCCTGCTGGACCTCGTCTACTCGTCGATATGGGGCTTCTTCAGGGACAAGCCCATCGCCAAGGGCATCGGCGGGTACACCTACGACGAGGAGCAGCTCTCCGACTACATGGGCGTGCAGACCGACCTCTACACCGCGCTCCAGGCGGCGAGCTTCCTGACGATCAACGACAAGCGCGAGAAGCTCGGCTACGACCGCATCAAGGACCCGCTGGCCGACCAGGTCATGCTCACGATGGCGGACGTGCCCCTGTCCGAGTACTCCGGCGGCGACCTCGATCCCGGCGCGACCGACCCGGACAGGGACGACCTGAAGGCCCTCCTCGGGGACATCGGACTATGACCTACGAGTTCGACTGGAACGTCAAGGCCTACTCCAAGGGGGCCATGCGCCCCCTCCAGGCCCGCCGCTACCACATGCAGGTCGAGAGGATCCGCTACAAGCACCAGCGCGTCCTGAGGTCCAATCTGCTCCGGGCGTACCGGGCGGAGCTGGACTCCCTGCTCGAGCTCGCATCGATAGACCCCAGCGACGCCCAGGCCGCCGTCCTCGAGGGCGAGCCCCTCATCCGGGCGTCCCTGGAGGAGGCCTACGTCTCCATAGCCTACGACATGTACCCGATGATGGACAGGACGGACAGGGCGAAGGCCCTGTACGCTCAGTGGGAGATGAAGAAGGGCAAGAGGGAGACGGCCTACGAGGCCGCCATCAGGCAGTGGGTGAGGGACGAGTGCGGGGTCAAGATCACCTTCATCGACAACACCGTCCTGGAGCAGGTCCGCAGGGCCTACGAGGCCTCCGCCAACCAGGTGGAGTTCCGCGAGGAGCTCGCCGGGATCTTCGAGAGCCCCTTCCGGTGCAACGCCATAGCGAGGACGGAGACCGCATGCGCCACGAACAGGGCGTCCGTGGAGACCATGCGCTCGCTGGACTTCCAAGGATCCAAGTCGTGGATGGCCGTGGGCGACATCGACACCCGCGATACGCACGCGCAGATCAACGGCATGACGGTGCCCTTCGACGGCTGGTTCGAGTGGACGTCCAAGGAGGGGCTCCCCGTCCGCATGGAGTGCCCCCTCGACCACAAGTGGAGCCCTCCCGCCTCCGAGGTCGTCAACTGCCGTTGCGACGTGATATTCGAGATGCGACCCGCTTTCTGTGATTATAGAACCTAACCCGCCGACATCGACGAAGCATGTTCGAGACTAAGAGTCTGAGCTTCAAAATCGCGGATGACGGCAGTCTCGGCAGATTCTCGGGGGATGCATCGACCTACGGCAACGTGGATCTGGCGGGCGACATCGTCCTCCCCGGCGCGTTCAAGAGGTGCCTCGCGGAGAAGGGCATCCACTACCCGCTGCTGTGGAGCCACGACATGAAGGACGTGATAGGATCCTTCGACGTCGTGGACTCCGAGGCCGCGTTGAGGATCGAGGGATCCTTCAACATGGACGTCCAGCGCGGGAAGGAGGGATACCACCTTCTGAAGAGGGGCGACCTCAGGGGCCTCTCCATCGGGTACATCGTCAGGGACTGCGACTGGGACGCCGAAGGGCACCGCCTCCTCAAGGATGTGGAGCTCGTCGAGGTCTCGCTCGTGGCCTTCCCCTGCAACCCCGAGGCAACGGCAGAGGCGAAGAACATGAAGCTGGAGCTCAAGGAAGGGCTGTCCTCCCTCGACGAGGAGACCAGGGCCGCCTTCATCGGGATGGTGAAGGAGGCGCTCTCCGAGATAGAGAAGGAGGACGGGAAGGAGGGCGAAGAGATCCCGCCCGAGGATGGAACCGAGGCCGAGGACGGCCCCGAGGAGAACAACGAGGACGACGCCAAGGCGATCCGCGACATCGTCGCCGAGGTCAAGAGCCTCCATAAGGAGCTGATTCACGATGAGTGATTACACCAAGGATATTCAGGCAGCCCTTACAGAGCTCAAGGGACTCTCCGACGAGCTCAAGGGCGTGCCTGAGGAGTACAAGGGTCTCAAGGCGAAAGCCGAGGAGACCGAGCAGAAGATGGCGGAGCTCGCCGCAACGGTCGAGATCGCCATGAAGAGGGGAGAGCTCGGAGGCGGCAACGCCGCGGACGTCCTCGACTCCGCAGAGATGAAGGCCCTCTCCAGCTACATGAAGAAGGGCGCCCCCGCGCAAGAGCTCGTCGGCCCCTCCGGAGGATACCTGGTCGTGCCCACCCTGGCGCAGAGGATCATCGACCTCCAGACCGACAGCGACGTCTTCAGGCCGTACGCCAACTCCATCAGGATAGGCACCAACCTGGCGCAGGTCCCCGTGGAGACCGGCAAGCCCACCACCGCATGGGTCGGCGAGGTCGAGACCAGGGGAGAGACCGACAACGTCGCCCTGGGCCTCGGGAACATCCCCGTCAACACCGTCCAGGCCACCGTCAAGATCTCCAGGGACCTCCTGCAGGACGCGGCGGTCGTGAACTTCGAGCAGTACGTCATGGGCAGGATCGCGGACGCGCTGTCCGATGCAGAGGGCGCCGCCTTCGTCGCCGGGAGCGGATTCAAACAGCCCGAGGGACTGTTCTCCTGCGACAAGATCTCCAACATCTCCACCGGCACCGCTCTGACCGTCAAGGCCGACGACCTCATCGACATGTGGGGCGAGACCACCCAGGCCACCGATGCCAACGCCGCGTACTACGTCAGCAAGAAGCTGGCCGTCGCCATGAGGAAGTTCAAGGACACCACCAACCAGTACCTCTGGAACCCCGCCCTCTCCCAGGGCATGGACCCCACCTACAACGGGTTCCCCGTGAGGATCCTGAAGAGCGCCCCCAACACCATCACCACCGCCAACGCTGTCGTGGCGATGTTCGGGGACCTGAAGAACACCTACACCATCGTGGACAGGATGGACATGGACATCCTCCGCGACGAGTACACCGGAGCCGCGAACAACACCGTCATCTTCCGCGTCAACAAGCGCGTCGGAGGCGGAGTGGTCCAGCCCGCCAGCATGGTCGGGCTCAAGGTCAAGGCAAGCTGAGGTGAGACGAATGGCAGTAAGAGAAGACGTCACGCAGATCATGGTCGGCGCGGGGAAGGCTTCCAGCCCCGACGCAATCGACCTCAAGGACGCATCCAGCGTCCTCATCGTCGGATACACGAACCTCGCCGATTCCCACGGCATCCAGGTCTCTTCCGACGGAACCAACTACGCGGATGTATCGTCCGACGACCTCATCGTCGCCGCAGGCGGGGACGCCGCGGCGTACATCGGCTACGCCAGGTACATGAAGATCACCACCGCGTCCAACCACGACGTGTATGCGGTCCTCGCGTACCAGAGGCACTGCCCGACTCCCGAGTCCTGAGAACACCCCGGGGGGAGGATTCCCCCCACCCACCATCGTCCGGGGCGCCTTTACCGGGCGCCCGCGGCCGTCCTTCCGTTTCTGTGATTATATCCCTTATCATCCGCGCATCATCCGCGCATGCAGACCATCGTCATAGTATACGATGACGGCACGCACGTCATCACCGCCGATAATGGGTATGCAGGTGCGACCATCGACAACAGCTCGACCGAGATCCGCGTGACGGGGACGCC